CGCTAGATGATTCAAGTAACGAGATTAAAGCACCCACTTCAGGATCCGCAGCTAAATTATACGATCCTCAAAAAGATCCAAATATTTCAGGAGCGTTACCTAAATTTAGAGCTGGAGGAAACAAAGATGCATATAGGGGAAAGACAATGAAAATATTGGTTAGTTGCGAATACATACTTGATCTGATGAAGGGATTTTCTGACAAGAATGGATTAAATAAAGTGTTTTTAAAACCTTTCTTAGATCAATTAGTAATGGACATAAATAAATCGTTAGGTGCCATGAATATATTCAGGATTGCTTACGATGATTCTTCAAATTGTTTTTCTATAGTGGACGATCAAGTTCAACCTTTAGCTGACGGTGAAATTGCAGTTTCTCAAGATGCTACAGATCAAATACCTGTATACGGAGTTAATTCTATTGCTAAATCACTAAACATTCAAACAGAAATTTCAAGCAATTTGTCTAACATGGTTGCCATTTCTGCCAATTCAAATGCCTCGGATCAAGCTGCTAATTCCACTAATGCAAGTAGTTTTGGTTTCATAAATAATTCTTACAGAGACAGATACATTCCTACAAGAAAAGATTTAACTACAGACGAGATTAAACAAAATATTAAACAAAATCAAGCGAGTGAATTGGCAAGGGAAAAAGCTAATTTTGATTCTATACTAAAAGCTCAACAAAAATTTAATGCAACAATAAAACTTTTTTATGGTACAACTCAACCGAATAAAGATGACGTGAGTCAAGCCACCAATTATTACATAGAAAGAAGTACAAAAACAAACAATGAACCGGGTCCAACAAGATCTTCGGCGATGATCCCAGTCTCTGTGAATTTTACTACGGACGGAATTTCTGGATTCCACATGGGTCAAGCATTTACTTTGCCCTCTGATATATTACCTTATACGTATTCAAATAGACACACACCTACTTTAAACGACGTAACTGACACAAATCCTACTGCAGATGTAAAAGTTGCATTTGCGACCGTTGGACTGAGTCATACTATACAAGGAAATGTATGGGATACTTCTATAAAAGGTAATATGATTCTTATAAAGGACCAGAACGCTTTTTCAAACGCTAAAATAAATACAGAGTATAGTAATTCTCCTTTATTGAGTCCTGTTATAAACGCAACTACTTCTCAATCCGGTCAAATTTCTGCTTTAGCTACATATTATGGATTCAAATCCGATCCTTATTTGGATTCTAATTCTTTAAAAGGAATTGGTAATAGAGGAAATAAGTTAGTTGAAGCATTATCAGGTCAAGGCACATCAGTGGCTCTTAAAAAAAGTACTGCTACAGCACTAGGATTAAATAACGGAGATAGCGTATTAGTTACAACCCCTGAAGGTCGATCAATTACTGTTAAATATGATGATACTATACCTGAAAGTGATCCTGGCACAAGAATAGATTTTTACAATCCTAGCGCAAACAATAACGGAGGTAAATCTACGTTCTCGTTCGTCGGAAAGCAAGTGTTAATACAAAAAGCCATAATATAGTATGTCAGCAAGATATTATCCATCATTTAGAATAAAAACTAAGCAGATCACAAAAGGTCAAGATTTTACTCTCAATGGAGTACCCTATTCTGGAACTTATTACACTACTTTTTCAGGAGAGAATTTTAGCGGACCAGATCCAGTGACAGGGCCTAATGAACCTTTAACTCCGATTACTGATTATTCCAATTTAGCATTAGGACTTTCCTCAATTCAAGGCACTGCTGCACTAAAACAACAAATAGTAAATGCCACTAAATTAACTTCTTCTGCTAGTAAATCTATTGTTTCGTACTTTCCTAATCCAATTCAAAGTGATTACGATCTTGGATACATAAATAGATATTTTGCTAAACAAAAAAATAATAAAGGTTACATCACAGAAATTTCTCCTCAACAATACACAGACATACAAAATGGTGCAGCTGGATACGATACTTCAATGTTACAAATCGTCTCTATTCAATGGAAATTGACAGGGCCATTAAATTCGATTAGAATAAGTCAATACGATGTGAGAGCGGGAATAATAGACACCAATAAAAGATTGGTGGAAGCTGCGAATCCAAACTTCTTTGGATTGGTTGAGTTCATAGGAGGAAACTATTCTAAATACGCTAAGCCCACTCAATAGATAAATTTTTTATTATTAATTTGATAGTTTATGTTTAAGCCTAATAAAGGTTATAAGCATGTATTTCATCGTAGAAACAACAGAACAGTTTAGTCAAATGCAACAAAGCGAAGAGTGTTTTGTGCATCTGATTTCTGGAAACGATAAGTACCACCCAAAATTATCTTATCCAAGCTTACTTTACTACAACGACGGTAAAAAGGGATACATATTTCCTTTCAAACACTCAGAATCTTTCTCTCTTGATTTTAAAGTTGTGGAAGATTTTTTGTCTAAACACAAAACTGTTTATCTAATAGACAAAAAGTATCACTCTTACTTTTTTAATTTACCCAATGCGATAGACATCAATTTCATCTATTTGGACCAAACAAATAACTACGAACCTTTTGAGTGCGATACTTTATTACAAAATAATTACTATTCAAGATTTCCGGACATTCCAAACATTAACGAAATAATACCCATAGCAAAGCACTACGAAAAGTGTCAATGTTTGTACGAAGTCGTTAAGGGATTTTTTGGACTTGAAGCCGATACAAAATTCCAAGATAGATTGATTGAAGCTTATAAAAAAGTAGAGCAAAATCAAATAGGAATAGACGAACACAAATTTAGAGAAAAGTACAAACTAAACAACGAAAACTATTCTAAGAAAGGGGATTCTTTGTATTCGTATTACAATCTTTATAATTTAACCGGAAGACCAACAAATTCTTTTAACGGGGTCAACTTCCTAGCGATACCCAAAGACAAAGAATTTAGGGAATGCTTCGTATCAAAGAACAGTTATTTGGTGGAGTTTGATTTCGATGCTTATCATTTGAGATTGATAGGAAATTTGATAGGGTACGAATGGGGAAAAGGTTCAATACACTCAGAGTTGGGAAAAGAATATTTTGGAAAGGAAGAGATCACTCAGGAAGAATACGCAGAATCCAAGACAATTACATTCAAACAACTTTATGGAGGCGTGGACAAGAAGTACAAGCACATAGAGTTCTTTAAAAAAATGGACGAATACATTCAAGAGACTTGGGACAATTACAAAAGACAGGGCGCCATGGCATTACCGACCGGTAGGATATTGAAGTATTCAAAGGACATGAACAGACTTAAGCTATTTAACTATCTGGTGCAGAACCAGGAGACTCTGGCCAACGTATCTAAGATAGAACGTATAAACCAATACCTAGAGGAAAATAATCTAAGGACGAAGCTCGTATTAATCACCTACGACTCTTTTTTGTTTGACTTTAGGGCTCACGATGGGAAAAAGACTTTGCTTGACATAAAAGCCATCTTGGAACAGGGAAATATGGTAGTAAAGCACAAACACGGAATCAATTACGCATTTTAACACAAAAATTAATATTTATACTTAATGGTTATGGAAGGAATTAAAACATTAGAATTAACGCAAGAAGCGCTTATGAACAAGTTATTTTGTAGCTTCACTACCAAAGATGGTTTAGAGGACAGATTACAAGAAATAAATAGAGAATACAAAATTATGTACGGAAAGATATTCGTTTTGGAATCTCCAGATTCTGAAGAATACATGTGCACGTACAATATAGAGATCGAAGGGTCAAGTACAAAAATTTTAAGTAACACAATCTTACTACACAGAAAAAAAGAATCGAATACTTTATACACGATCAATGCATTGAATACTTTAATAAAATCTTTAAACGGCGGTGTGCTCGACACCAAGTTTATAATCAATTGGCCGGATTACAAGAATTCCATCCTATTGACTCAAGGGGAAGATCTAAGAAAGTTAAACACAGCTATTCATAGAATAGTAAACGTCTAACTCGATTTTTAGATTTTTTTATCATCCCAATTACGTTATATTTACTCAACAAAACAAAATAAAGTTATGGATTTATCAGCACTTAAGTCGCGTTTGGCGGCTTTACAAAACCCACGCGGGGGTCAAAAAGGCGAATTGGCCAAAACATTATGGTCGCCTGCAGTAGGAAAACATCAAGTACGCATCGTTCCTTCGATGTACAACAAATCAAACCCATTTAAAGAGTTATTTTTCCATTACGGAATAGGTAACAAAAACACAATGATCTCTTTGTCAAATTTTGGCGAAAAGGATCCAATCGTTGAGTTCGCTCAAGGCCTAAGAAAATCTTCGGTAAAAGAAGATTGGCAGATGGCTAAAAAGTTAGAGCCAAAGATGAGAGTATACGCACCAGTCATCGTTAGAGGACAAGAAGAATTGGGCGTTGTATTGTGGGGATTCGGTAAACAAGTTTACATGGATTTGTTGGCGTTAGTAGAGGACGAAGACGTTGGAGATTTTACTGATCCTGTTCAAGGTCGCGATATCACTATCGACGTACAAGGAAAGGAAACTACCGGATTGTCTTACAACACGTCAAGCATCAGAGTTAGAACAAAGAGTACTCCACTGTCAGAAGACGCTGCAAAAGTT